AAGCTGGCTGTGATGCGGGCGAATCCCGATGCCACGCTCCGGCAGCTGCTCATGCGGAAGGACATCAACAAGCGGACGAAGAACAAGATCGCGGATCGGCTCTTCGAAATCCGTTTTAAGCCGCCCAGCGCCCCGGGGACGCCGCCGCACACGCACGCCGGCACGCTCCGGCGGTCGATCACCTACCAGTACGATCCGTCGACAGAGTCGGTTGTCGTCGGTGCGTTCATGGACGGGGCGCCGTACATCGCGGCCCTGCACGAGCACGGCGGCACGCAGCGGATGGCGGCCTGGGCGTGGATCCCTAAGTACGAGCGCGGATACAAGGGCATCCTCTCGTGGTATCGCGTCGGCAAGGGGCCGCGAAGCCAGGCGAACTGGCAGATCACGAGCTTCCGCGAGACGTTCCAGTATCCGCAACGCGCGTTCATGTTCCCGGCGATGATGGAAGCCGTGCGCCGCGGACGCATCCCGAAGGAGTTCGAGGGACGCTTCCGCGTGGGCTAAGTGGCCATGCGTTCAGGTATACTGGCGATAGGTGCTTTTCCCACGCGAGGAATACATGGCCACCACCATTCTGCTCGGCAAAAACACGACGATCTCTGGGCTCACGGGAGTCCAGGACGTCTCGATGACTATTGAGTCCGAGAAGGTCGACGCCACGACCAAGGGCTCCGCCGGGATCTACAAGCGGACGATGGCCGGCCTGATGGCCCGCACGCTTGAGGCAACGGTGCTCGGCGACGGCAGCCAAACCTACGGCAAGGCCGTGAGCGTCACCGTCTCTCCGAGTGGCGGGACGGCCTTTGCGATTTCTGGCGTGATCACCAGCGCCAAGCGGACGCAGCCCGTCGGCGGTGCCGAAGCTGTCAGTCTCACGATCAAGCCGGGCGTTCCGCTCGACAACGCCGACCAGGTCACCGTCTAAGCCAACACCACGAGGTATAGCATGGCGCTCTACAAGCTCGGTAAGAACGCGCTCATCACTGCCCCAGGCGTCGCGCTCGACGACGTGGTCGACGTCGACGTTAACGCGTCCGGGGACGAGGTCGATATCACCGTATTCGGCGACGACGAGAAGCAGGTCGGCTGCGGCCTGCTCGACGTGACGTTTGAAGTGACGGCGACCAGTCACTCCGCCACGGTCGGCATGACCGGCCCGGTCAGCGTTGGCGGCTTCACCGCCCTTGGCTGCGTCGTCCTCGACGTCAAGGACAAGGTCAACCCGAAGGGGCGGCACGAATACACGATCTCCTACGCTCCGGCCGCAGACCTCTCCTGACGGAGGTGACCTGTGGCAAGGGTCCGGCTCGCGCGGAAGTCGCCGATCATCGCTGACGGCGTGGTGCTGCTCGGCACCCGCGACTTCGACGTCGAGCTAGACCTCGACACGGTCGACGTCACGCCGTGGGACTCGTCCGCTCGCGGCGAGCTCACGCTCACCGAGTCCAACACGATCACGCTCCAGATCTACCACGCCGAAGACGTGCGGCGGTTCATGGCGAAGTGGAATCGCTTCCCTCCGGATCCGGTCACGATCAGCGTGGATGGTGCGTCGGCCCGGTTCCTGGTGCATAAGGTCAAGCTCTCCGGGCAGTTCTCCGGGGCGCTGGCCTATGACGTCGTTTTGAAGCTCTGGCCCTACAACTGATGGCAACATTCAAGACACTCGACGGCCAGCAGTGGCTGATTGACGTCACCTATCTGACGGTCAAGCGCGTCCGCGACCTCTGCGGCGTGAACGTGCTCGACATCTGCAACCTCGACAAGGGCACGCTCTCGGGCTGGGTCGCCGACGACCTCAAGGTGCTCGAGGTCGTGTGTGCGGTTGTCCGGACGCAGCTGGCAGAGCGCGACATGAGCGACGAGGACTTCTTCGCGGCCTGCAACGCCGAGGTGCTCAAGGAGGCAGTCGAGAGGCTGGTCGACAGGGTATCTGATTTTTTCCAAGAGCCCCGGAAGGGGCTGGTGAAGCGAGTGATTCAGAAGCTCCGGGAGACGGAGAAGAAGATGGAGGCGAAGGCGGCCCAGGCGATCGAACAGGCCCTGCAGCAGTGCGACTTCGAGGCGGCCCTCGCGACGCCTGGGAGCTCGGATTCCACCTCGCCGGCATCTGCGGAGTCGAGCCCTGGAGCTTCACGCTCCGCGAGCTCGTCTGGCTTGCCGATGGCCGCCAGCACGAAAACTGGACGCACACGGCGTCGATAGAGGCGCTGTTCGCCCAGATCCACCACGACACAGAGAGCGGCGAGCCGGCACCGACGATGTACTCCTTCCACCCCTTCTACCGCGTGCCGAAGCCGAAGCCTCTTGAGGCGACGCCGGACATCCTGATGGCTTTCGGGTTCCGGCCGGTGGCGCAGCCGGAGGTGCCCAATGGCGGCTAGCGCAGGGGCGATCCGGGCTGGCTCGGCATATGTCGAGATCTTTGCTCGCGACGGGCAGTTCCAGCAGGCCATGAGCCGCATCCGCACGCGGATGCAGGCACTTGGCACGCAGATGCGGCAGGCCGGCACCGGCATGGTGCTGGGCGGTACCGCGATCGGGGCTCCGTTCGTGTTTGCCGCCCGGACGGCCGCGGCGTTTTCCCTCGAGATGGCGCGGGTGCGGGCTAATACCGGGGCCACTGATCAGCAGTTCGCGTCGTTAAACGCAGCTGCGAAGGCCATGTCGGTGCAGTTTGGCCGCGCCCCGGAGGAAGTCGCCGGTGCTATGAGCGAGCTCGCCAAGGCGGGCCTCGACGCCAACGGCGTGATGAAGTCGATCAGCCCGATCCTGGCGGTGGCCGCGGCCGACAACATGGAGCTCGCCCGGGCAGTCGAGGTGGTCGTCAGCACGATGGCGCAGTTCGGCATGACCACGAATGACTTCGGGTCAATCGCCGACAAACTCCAGGCGACTGCCAACGCCTCGACGACGAGCGTGGACCTCATCGGCGAAGCGCTGTCCTATGTCGGACCGAAGGCCCAGGAGGCAGGGCAGTCGTTCGACGACGTGGCAGCGGCGATTGCAGTGCTATCAGACGCCGGTCTCCGCGGATCCCTCGGCGGCACGGGGCTGGCTCGCGTAATCGAGTCGATCGCCAACGAGGAAGAGAAGCTCGCGGCGCTCGGTGTCAGCACTCGCGATGCAGCCGGCCAGATGCGTCCCTTCATGGACGTGCTCGAGGACCTCGGGAAGGCCACGGGCGGGATGTCAAATATCGACCGCATCCGGGCATTTACAGACATTTTCGAGATTCGCGGCGCCAACGCCGCCATGTCTCTGTCTCAGATGCGGGACAAGTTCACCGACGTGCTTGGCACGATTCAAAACTCCGGCGGCACGGCCGTGGGCAAAGCCACGCAGGTGATGGCGAGCTTCGGCGGTGCCGTAGCCCAGCTAGGGGCGCAGTTCGGAGTGTTCAAGGTCCAGGTCATCGAGTCGATGGGGCCGATCGCCACACAGGCCGTGCAGGGCTTCACGCGAATGCTGGCCGTTGTCGGAGAGTTCGTCAGTCGGAACGGAACGCTGGTGACGGTAGTCACCGGCGGTGCGGCTGCCCTGTTTGGGCTCGGCATTGCTGCCATCACGGCCGGCATCGCCTTCCAGGGACTCGCTACCGGGCTCCGCATCATCCAGGCGATACTGCCGGTTATCCCTGCCCTGTTCAGCCCGATCGGGCTTGCGGTGGCCGCCGTGTCGGCGGCGATCGGCGGCGGCGTGGTCATCGCCCGCACTCTCTCGCCGGCATTCAAGACAGAGACGGACGCAATCATGGCAGCCCTGCTGCGGCTCGACTTCGGGGCCGCGTGGGAGGTGATGAACGTCAATCTGGCGATCGCCCTGGTGCAGATGCACCAATCGTTCGCGCAGGCGTTCGACGTTGTGAAGAACACTGTGCTCGCCACGTCCCATTTCATCAGCGACAAGCTCACTGAGGGCCTGGACCGATTCATGGGCCTCTTTGGGCAGGACATCCTCACGCTGTCGAGCGGATTTGAGAAGCTAGGGATTTACTTCCGCGCAGCGTTTGACTGGG